TGTGCCTTGTAATCTTTGCTTGGTTAGTAGGACAAGATTACTTTAAAGAGATGACAGATAATGATGTCCGTAAAAGATTATATGATGAACAAAAAAATCAAATTGAGCAAGACATGGCGCCATTTGGTTTTATTGATGATGGGTTAACTGATTATGAATCTATTGATACAGAAGGTAATGTTTGGTACATTGCTGAGGATGGATCTGGATCATATTATAATCAAACTAGTGAGTATGGTGATTTAAGTTATATGTGGGAATATAGATAATGGAATTTAATGAAGAGTTTGAACTAGATCACTTACTCTTCAATGAAAGAAGGTGTAGAAGTTGTAATAAAAAGAAAGATTTACTTACCGATTTTTATTTGATAAGAAAAAACAAAAAAGGATTCCCATCTGCTTATGCATACGAGTGTAAAAAATGCACAAAGCAAAGAGTATCTAATACCAGAAAAAAAGGAAATCAATTTGATAAATGGGAATATCCTGACTGGTAACGTGTTCATGCACTGTTTCCCCCTTTGAATATATCAAAATAATAAATAGATTTAGAAAATATGATATATTTCTAGGAGATACCGATGGCAGTTTTACGCTCCCCAGGAGTTGTCGTTAGGGAGAAAGATTTAACTAACGGCAGAGCTGATATTGCAAACAACAATATCGCAGGTTTTGCGGCTCCTTTTCAAAAGGGATCTATTGCAACGCCTACTCTCATTAATTCAGAAACTGAATTAGTAGAATATTTTGGAGAACCAGTGGCACAGAATGCTGAATACTGGTTATCTGCAAGTAACTATCTTTCATATGGCGGAACTCTTTCCGTTGTAAGAATGGATTCTACCAATTTACAAAACGCAGTTGCTAGAGAAGGTAACTATGTTTCTACAATTACAGTAGATAATCCAACCCTTAACGGAAGATATACAACCGCACCTTCAGTTACTATTTCTGGTGGCGGTGGAACTGGTGCTACTGCAGTTGCAACTATCAATGCTTCTGGTAGAGTTGAAAATATTACAGTTACTGCGACTGGATCTGGGTATATTTCTGCACCAACGGTAACTATTGATCCAGTTGGATCAGTGGCACTTGGATCAGTTACTCAGGGAAGTACAGCAGCAGCAACTGCTGCGGCAGGAAATGTTGATAATGGNGCTCTTACAGGAACTGTAACTATTGATGACGGTGGTTCTGGATACTCTGCTCCACCANTGGTCACAGTATCTGGTGGCGGTGGAACTGGAGGTNNAGGAACCGCTACTATNGTTAACGGTCAAGTAACTTCTATTACTCTTTCTGGTGGTTCTGGNTATACNTCTGCTCCCACATTANNAATTGCAGCACCAACTGGAGTTGTTGTTAGTGTAACTAGCGGTGGTACAAATTATGATCCAACAGAAACATATCCAGTTAATGTTTCGGGTGGATCTGCTAATACTCCATTTGCAGGAACTCTTGTTGTTGATCCAAGTGGAATTGTCACTGGAGTTACAGTAACAAATTATGGTGATTATAGCAATTTCAACGGACTTGATGTTACCTTCCCAGAACCTGGTGTACGTGCAACTGCAACTGCTTCAATTGCTGCAGATGCTATTAAAATTGGTACTCCAGACATTTACGAGGCATCTTACTCTGGAAACTCAAGTGGTTGGTTATTTGCTGCAAAAACAGCAGGAACTTGGGGAAATAGTTTAAGAGTTTGTACTGTAGATAATGGTCCTAGACAAACTTTACGTTTAGAAGCAACTGCACCATCAAATCAAGATAATATCCTGATTGGTTCTACAGTAAGTGCTGGAAACGTTTATGGAAAAGTTATTGACGTAACTACTTCTTCAGTTGATACTGGAACTGGTCCACAAGATAGAACTTTTGTTCATATTGTAATTACCAATTCTAATGGAGTTTATAATTCCAATCCTGGAGCAAATGAACTGTTTAGCATTCCTCAAGGAAGCAATACAGTATCAGTAACTATTGGTGCTCAAGGTGGAAACAATGTCGATCTCATTGATGATGGAACTCAGTGGTATGCAACCAAAACACTGTATCCAGGTTCTGATATTCTTTGGAGTTCTATTGCTGCTCGCCCAATTGCAAGTGCTGATGCAGTTGCATTCAGAGGAGATACCTGGGGAAGAGATTCAATTCACGTTGCAATCGTAGATGAAGATGGTGGCATCAGCGGATCTAAAGGAAGTATTTTAGAATCATTCATCTATCTCTCTAAGGCAAATGATGCTAGAGGTGCTGAAGGTGGATCAAACTACTACAAAGATTACGTTTCATCATCTAGTGCAAACGTATATGTAGGTGATACTCTGTTTGAATATACTGATAAAACTTCTGTATTTGAACCAGTAGGTGCCAAGAGCAATTCTCTTGCTAATGGTCAAACCTATCCATCTAATGCATCTGGAGAATGGACAATCAGCATNAGTGATGTAACTTCTGCATATGATTACTTTAGAAATGAAGAAACGGTAAATATTGAGTATCTGCTTATGGGTCCTGGTCTTCCAAGCGAAGTAGATACCAGAGCAAAAGTTGCACATCTTGGATCAATTGCATCACAAAGAAAAGATTGTATGGCATTTGGTTCTCCACATAAAGAGAATATTATTTCTACAAGTGGTGCAGCATTTAGCAACGGTGAGATTACAAAAAATATCAAAGAGTTCTTCCAATCTATTGGTAGCAATTCTTACCTGGTATTTGATTGCAATTACAAGTATGTTTATGATCGTTGGAACGATGTATATCGTTATATCCCATGCAATACTGATGTTGCAGGTTTAGTTGCAAATACTGCAATCAGAAATGAACCATGGTTCTCGCCTGCTGGATTCTCAAGAGGTGGAATTCGTAACGCTGCAAAACTCGCTTGGAATCCAAGCAAAGCAGATAGAGATGAACTTTATGCAAATAGAATCAACCCTATTGCAGTATTCCCTGGACAAGGTGCTGTACTCTTTGGGGACAAAACTGCACTTTCCAATCCATCTGCATTTGATAGAATCAATGTTCGTCGTCTGTTCCTTGTTCTTGAGGCAGCGATTGAGGAAGCAGCAAAAGCACAGTTATTTGAAATCAACGATCAAACCACAAGATCTGTATTCAAAGGTATTGTTGAACCATTCCTTCGTGACGTTCAGGCAAGAAGAGGAATCACTGATTTCTTAGTTGTTTGTGACGAATCAAATAACAATTCTTCAGTTATTGATAATAATGAATTTGTTGCTGACATCTATGTTCAGCCATCTCGTTCTATTAACTTCATCACCTTAACATTTACTGCAACTAGAACTGGAATTCAGTTCTCTGAAGTAGTTGCAAGATAAATAACCTCAGGGAGATACTAATCAAATGTCAAACATTATCGATTTTAAAACACGATTAAAGGGTGGGGTTCGCCCCAACCTTTATGAGGTAGAGATTAACTTTCCAAGTTCAATTAATCTTGGAGATAGAAGATCTAAAGTAGATCTTACCAGATCAACCAAGTTTCTTTGCAGATCTGCAGCTCTTCCTGGTCATAACCAAGGAGTAATTGAAGTTCCTTTTAGAGGTCGTTTCCTTAAGATTCCTGGAGATAGAACTTTTGAAGCATGGACTGCTACTTTCTATAATACTGAGGACTTTGATCTCAGAGCTGCATTTGAGCAATGGGTAAACTTTGGTAATAAGGTTGATGAAAACCTCGGTTCTATGAACTTTGGTCAGCAAGCATCTGGTGCATATTTCCAAGATGTTTATGTAAGACAAAAGTCAAAAGATGTTGCTCAGGCAGGTTCTGCAGGAGATGATCCTAATGCAGTTCTTAGAACATATAAACTGATTGGTGCATGGCCAAGTAATGTAGGTGCAATTAACATTGCATATGATAGCAATGATGCTATTGAAGAGTTTGATGTTGAGTTCCAATATCAATACATGGATGCTGGAGATACAGATTCTGTTGGTGAACTCACTGGCGTTAGAACTGTACTTTGATTCTTACTAAATAGTAGCAACGGTTAATTTTATTTGGAATGGCGCAACTATTTGGATTTTCAATTGAAGATGCAAATCTCAAGAAGGGGGCGAAGGCAGCTTCGTCCCCTGTTCCACCTACAGATAACGATGCAACTTCAACCATCACTCCTTATGGGGGATGGTTTGGTCATTATGTAGATCTTGACGATACTAAAAAACGTGATGAGATTAATCTCATTCGTCGCTATAGAGAAATGGCACTTCAACCAGAAGTAGATAGTGCCATTGAAGATATTACAAACGAAGCAATTGTAACTGATAAAGATGACACTCCAGTAGAGGTAGAGTTGTCAAATCTTGAAGTATCAGATTCAATTAAAACATCAATTAGAAACGAGTTTGATCAAATCAAACGTCTTTTAGATTTTGATAAAACTGCACATGAAATTTTTAGACGTTGGTATGTTGATGGGAGAATTTATTATCATAAAGTTATAGACCTTGAAGATCCATCTAAAGGTATTTTAGAACTTCGATATATTGATCCATTAAAAATTAAAAAAGTACGTCTGGTAGAAAAACCACCAGTTACTGCCGATCAATTTAACAAATATGATTATGGTAAAGTAACAGAATTTTATGTTTATAATAACAAGGGAGTAAATAATACCAATCAGGGAATTAAAATTGCAAAAGATGCCATTGCATCTATTACTTCTGGTGTCACAGATCAAGGTAGAAATATTACTTTAAGTCATCTTCATAAAGCGATCAAGTATCTAAATCAACTTAGAATGCTTGAAGATAGCATTGTTATCTATCGTTTGTCAAGAGCACCAGAACGTAGAATTTTCTATATTGATGTAGGTAATCTTCCAAAAATTAAGGCAGAGCAATACCTTCGTGAGGTAATGTCACGTTACAGAAATAAACTTGTTTATGACTCAAGCACTGGAGAGATTCGTGATGATAAGAAGCATATGAGTATGCTTGAAGATTTTTGGCTTCCTCGTCGTGAAGGTGGTAGAGGAACAGAAATTACCACACTTCCAGGTGGTCAAAATCTTGGAGAACTTACAGATATTAAGTATTTCCAAACTCAACTTTATAAAGCACTTGGAGTTCCACCATCAAGATTGGAAAGTGATAAGTCATTTGATCTTGGCAAATCAGAAGAGATCAATAGAGATGAAGTTAAATTTACTAAATTTGTAGGTCGTCTTCGTAAAAAGTTTTCAGATTTATTTCATGATCTTTTAAAAACTCAACTTATTCTGAAAGGGGTCATTACCCCAGAAGATTGGGAAGAGATGAAGGAGCATATTCAATATGATTATCTTTATGATAATCAATTTTCTGAAAGATCAGATATTGAGATGCTCAAATCTAAGATGGAAGTTCTGGATCAATTAGATCTTTATGTCGGTAAATATTTCTCTCAGGAATATGTAATGCGTCAACTTCTTCAATTTACTGAGAGAGAAATTGAAGAGATGAGAACACAAATAAATAATGAGATTGAGTCGGGTCAAATTATTGATCCAATTGATCAGGTCGCTCAAGAGAAGCAAGATGCTGAACTTGATGTGGAAACTAAGAAAGCTTCCTTAGACCAAATAAAGAATCCCCCTGCACCTAAAACGTCAGGAAATTCAAACACTAAATAGTATCGAGGTTAATTATGGAACCCACTAAAATTGTTGATATGATTATGAAGGATCAGCTTGCTGATGCTTCAGATGCTGTGAAAGATATGATTATGAATAAAGCAGCATCAATTTTTACCTTGGAAAAGGAAAAAGTTGGTGCGAATTTATTTAAAGAATTAGAAACCGAACCAGAAGAAACAGAAAATGAAACTGATCACGGAACAGATTGATAGTGTAGAATTCCTTGTCGAAGAAGATGGTTCCAAAAAGAACCATTTTATTGAAGGTATTTTTCTTCAATCTGATATTAAAAATAGAAATGGTAGAGTATATCCAATGAACATTCTTGAAAAAGAAGTTCAAAGATATAGCGAATCATATATTTCCAAAGATCGTGCATTAGGGGAACTTGGTCATCCTGAGGGACCTACTGTAAATCTTGATCGTGTTTCTCATAAAATTATTTCACTTCAAAAAGAGGGATCTAATTTTATTGGTAGAGCAAAACTTCTGGACACCCCCATGGGTAAGATTGCAAAATCTTTAATCGATGAAGGTGTTAAACTTGGCGTTTCTTCTAGAGGTGTTGGTTCACTTCAAGAGAAGAGCGGTGTAAATTATGTCCGTGATGATTTTATGCTTGCAACTGCTGCTGATATTGTAGCAGACCCATCTGCTCCTGATGCTTTCGTTGAAGGTATTATGGAAGGAAAGGAATGGGTGTGGTCTAATGGCATCTTGAGAGAGGCACAGGTAGCTTCAATTAAACATGAATTAGATCAAGCAACATTATACAACTTACAAGAGCGCAAAGTTTCCGCGTTTGAGAAATTCTTAAAAGGATTATAATTTATAAATAAGTTTAGAATATAACAGATTTATATTAAAGGAGAATAGCACATGTCAGCATCAGTTGACCAAAAATTTGAAA